GGTGCTTTTGTCTTCTTTCTGTAACTGTTCAATTAAGTATTCGTGTGAAACCTGGGCGAAACGACGGCGCTCGTCAGTGTCAAGATAGATGTAATCACACATTACTTTTGATTCTTCTATTCCACCTCCGCAGTCAGAATTGGCACCCCAAGTAAACTTAAGTTTGACTTCATGATACTGAAGGGCAATTAATGGTAAAGCGAGACCAGGATTACGACAGAACCAGAATTGAAGTGGGACCTGAACAGTTCCAACACCCGTTGCGGCACCAGCGGAACCCGAAGTTCCAATAGCACCTTGCATAGCTTTAAGACCAACCGCCTTAGACTCAGGTGTAGATAATTCATTCCATATATTCATCCATTCACTATAATGACGGTCAATGCGCTGACCACCAATTTCAAGTTCAACTTCTGAAATTAGTTTAGTACCATCTGTAACATCGTCGACAGCCGATTCTGATGTAACATAAATCTTGTAAACTAAATCACCATTACGGGAAATAGTAACGGTGGAAGATCCACTTGGTGAAGGGGTTCCATTAATAGTCTGTTGAATCGTTTCCATCGAGAAGTTAGTGTGTCTTCTATACACAACCTTGAAGAAAGTGATCTGTGGGTTACCCGTAAGGTAGATATCCTGAGCTCCGTAAGCGACAAGTTGCATTAATCCTCCTCCCATTGTTTTTATAACTTAAGCTTAGAAAAAAATTTTGGAAAAATACGTAAATTAAATAGCATATGCTAATCCCCCCATCCCTGACATGATTCTAAGAACATTATAATTAACAGCATATATATTACTGATTGTACCTGGTGAGCTTAATAATAATTTTGCGGATTCAATTCTAGAGAAATTACATGTTCCGGATGGTTGATGATCTTCCGGATTTAAAGCAAATGAAAAAACGAAGATATCTCTATTTAATTGAGAACACCTTGATTGTGGATCTTGAATTCGAGCAACTATACTAACCGATGTATTATCAGCTGAGGTTAGAACTGGTAATCCTGGGGTTACACTGAATATCGTTGTAGAGGTCGCGGTACTAACTGAATGAAAACCGATTTTAGAACCAGTTGTACCGCTGGCCGCAGAGTCGGTCACAGCGATACATAAGATATCTCCAACTTTGGGAGTAGAGGTTCCACTTGTAGCGGTACCTAGAGTAACAACGGAAACATCATCAGATTCAGCCGCAATCCAGATTTCATTTGATGCGGGAGTACTATCTGATGCATCTGCATTTTGAACGATTTCAATGGGAGTTGTTAATAGTTGTGGCCTTTCTGTTTCTTTAACATTATAACCCGGGATAGCACTATGATGGACTAATGGTTGTTTAATTTTAAAATATTCTCTATCTTGATATGCGAATCTATCATGACCATTTAATTCGAGTTTGATTTGTTGAGAATGAATTGTATTTGCTTCTGTTGTACTGGTTGGAACAGACCAAATTAATTCTTTAACTGCGTGATCAAAATTTAGTTTAATGGTTGATCTAGAGGAACCTTCTTCTTGAATTTGTAATTGTTCAATTAGATATTCATGAGATACTTGAGCAAATCTCCTTCTTTCATCGGTATCGAGATAAATATAATCTGCCCATACCTCAATTGTAGGGGTTACAGCCGCAAGGCCTGAACGACTAATACCATCTGCTAAGGCGCCACTACCCCATGTGAATTGTAGTTTGACATCATGGTATTGTAAAGCTATCAATGGTAATGCTAATCCTATATTACGACAAAACCAAAATTGTAAAGGATACATAATAGATTGTTGTAGTGTTCCATTACCTGTGATAAGTGTATTTGAGAAACCACCTGTTAGATATTTAAATCCATTCACTTTTGATTCAGGAGTGGTGAGTTCTGACCATATTTGATTCCATTCTCGGTAATGTTTATCAATCCTCTGACCACCAATTTCTATTTCAACATCTTCAACTAAGTAGTCACCATTAATACCATTACTATTATCTTGATCACACCGAATATAGATTTGATTTAATAAATCCCCATTACGGGAGATTGTAACAGTGCCTGATGTAGTATATGTATCCGAAATAACACTAATTCCATTAATAGTTTGCTGAATACATTCCATTGAAAAATTAGTATGTCTTCGATAAACGACTTTAAAAAAAGTGATTTGCGGGTTACCAGTTAAATATATATCTTGAGAACCATAAGCGACCAGTTGCATTAATCCTCCACCCATTCTTGTTATATAATATTAGTATAATATTATAAATAAATATTTATGATTAAATAAACTTAATAAAAAAGAATGATAATTTGTCCATAAGATTTATTTATATGAAAGGTCCAAATAGTTTCTTTGTTTCTTCTTCTTCTTTTTCAAGGTCAAGGACTTGTTTTACAGGGTTCATGATTTGATTTGAGATATAGAATGAGTAATCAATATCAATATTTTTTTCTTTTATATAATCGGGATGTTCAATTCGGTCCCCTTGAAGTATTTTTTTTTCTCTAGGTTGACCTTTTCTTAAACCTGATTTATAAGGATTATTAAAATCATAGATCATTTCAGGTGGGAGGATACGATACATAAATGGAATTCTGTCATTTGGTTTTGGTTTATTACCAGGATTCCTTTCTGCCATTCTATCTGCGAGAGCTTTATGAGCGATTCCATCTGGATTCTTGTAGTAAGCACTCAGTGATTTAGATATAATAAACATACTATCATCCATCTTTCCATCTTTAATTTTTTGGAGAGTATCTTTAAGCCAATCCATTGCTAGATTAATACTTTTTTGATTCATGATGATTTCGATAACATTTCCAAAGACATATTTTACAATTGGAGCATTATCCCTTCTTTTCATAACAATACCCATAGATGTTCTTTCTTTAAGTTGATCTGCTGAATATTCATATTTGTCACCTGTATATCTTTTTTTAGAGATAAGGATGAAAGGATAAAATGTTTTTTCATATTCTAGATCTTGAGGACCATTTTTACGAAATTTCTTTTCAGTGATCCATTTACCTGCTTGAATACCACAATCGATACAATATTGGAGTGCTTCTTTACCTTGAAGAGTGATCCATTGTCCATTTTCATTTTTCTTTTCCCTTGAGAATTTGACGAAAACAGAATCTGTATCACCATACACGACATGTGGTATTTTAAAACCTTTATCGAGGGCCCATTCTTTAACACCTAATTCTGCATCATAGATTCTTTCTCTTCCAATGGATGTAGTACAAGCAGCGATTTTCTTAAAGAAGATGGGACTTGTTTTTGCACCCATTTGACCATATACTGAATTCGCTGTAACTTTATAAGCTAATTGGAGACCATCAAGAACTTTTTTTTTATCTTCGTTATTTGTTTCTTTGATAAGAGCCCTTGTTTTTTTCCTTTGATCGAGAAGAGTTTTAAGAATTGTTGGAATAATACCAATTTCTCCTTTTGGTTTCGCAAAGTAACACGTTGTTTGTGAATCTGCTTTTAATTTATGAATTGTTTTCCCTTTTTGTTGGTATATATAGTCATCATAGGATATGATATGGTGGGGTATTTTCTCTAACCATTGGTAATTATCTGGATTTTGATCAATTTCATTTTTTGTACATATAAATGTTTCATGAGATAGATTTTTTTCAATAATTGAATTTGGGTAAAGTGAAGCATAATCAAGAACAGAAACAGGATCATCAAGATAGATACCTGGTTCAGGATCGAGTACGATCGCACCTTCGAAACCATCATCATTCTTATTTGTTTCATTAAAGTTTTTTAGAGTTGGAATTCTAGTATTTAGTTCTGAGCATTTCTTTACAACAAGTGAGAATATTTTAATACCTTGACCTCTTAGGAAAATATATGATAAAGGAACGGATGAAACATTTGCCATACCAATATTATTTGGTATTAGGTCGAGAAGTAATAGTAAATGAATACAAAGTTCACAATCCATAATACAATATTTTGCAATTTTTGCCCTCCCTTCACTTCCTCCATGTTTATGGAGACGAAATAGTTCTTGAGGAGAGACATCATCTTTTGATAGACACCATTCTTTAGAAATGATATCCTTTTTATATTTTTGGAAGCTTAATCTTCCTTCAAGTTTTATTAGTTTTGTTTTAGGATTGACACCGATTACTTGAAATTTCCTTCCATTTTCGTATTTAAGTTGACCATACTTTGTATTTAGATTAATTAGGATATAATCTTTTTCTTTTAAATTTCCGGTATTATTAGTTTTAATAATTGTATAATCATTCTCTTTTCTGAAGTAGATATCGAGAGTCCCTTTCATAAAATGAGCGGAGACATTATCAAGTTTGTAGGAATCAAGTGAATGACTTTTTTGAATTTCTTTTTGAATATCGAAGATAATTCTACCATCCATTGAAATATAATTTAGAATATTATCACCTAAACCGGATGAACTTAACTCTTTCTTCACAACTTGACATTTTTTTTCCCAATAATAATTATATTCCTTTGAAGTTACTTTTACGGGATTAACATTATCATTCATTTCTGATATAATATCTGAATTCCGATTTCTCATAAGTCTTCCTAGACGATAAAACTCATATTTAGGACATTTTATATCACATTTATGATAACCCCCTTTATTCACTTTACAATTTCTATGATGGGGGAATAGAAAATCAATACGTTTATTAATATAATCAAAATCAAAACCAAAGATATTATATCCTGTAACAATATCAGGATTATGAAATAACATAAGATCTTTCCATTTTAGGAGAAGTTCCTTTTCTGATTGGCAACGATATATATTAATACCTTTAATATCATCACATATATCTTCCTTAGGTTTATCTTTATTACCAATAACTATAATCGAACGATCATAGCATGTTTTATCTCCATATTTATGGAATACTGTTCCAATTTGGATGATGGGGTCACCTTGAATAAGGATGAGTTCATTATTATCATTCTTGAATGAATTGAAAATTTTTGTAAGATCATTAATCATGGTATCTCTTGTTTTTGTATTTGCCTTTGATGAATCTAATTTTAGTATAAATTCTGGAGTGAATGATTGAATAATTGATTCGAAGCTTTCTTTTGAATAAGGACCATTAATTGTAAATATATTTTGAACATCATTTGATCCATCTTGAAAAGCATCACGAATCATTTGTTTGATTCTTTTAATTTTAAAATCATAACCATGGACTTCAAAGTTAAATGAGTTACGAAAGTAAGATTCATGAATATCAATTGCTAATTTTTTAAAATCTTTATTAGGGTTTGGGAAATCACCATGAGAACTATCGCATTCAATATCAAAAGATGCTGTAATGAATGAAGCGATTTGATCAATACTAATTGATTTGATATATTTCATAGGAAGAGTATCAATTTCAATATCAACATTAAATTTCTTTGATTCGTTAGGATTAAGGTTATTAGGATCAGTTACTTTGACTTCAACCCATCCACATGTATCTATTTTCTTTTCATGCATAAATCGAAGCATAGGATGTATTTTAGATTCATAAAGATTAGCAATACAATCACAATTATGTTCTTGAAGAAACCATGCCTTAAGATGTTGATCAATTTTATTGAAAACTGGTTTTTTATTTGTATATCCTCGAATATATTCCCCATTGGATATATGTGAGAGATTCGTTGTAAAGAACGATTGAATTGAACTACTACATTTCCTCATATCATTATGATTTTGAAATGAGATTTTTGCAAAATTAAATTTCTTTATTTTATTTACTAATTTATCATAATTAAATCCATAAAAATTATAAGATCGAGATTTGGTGAGTAGATCTCTTTCATACGTACCATTCCATGAGGACCATGAATTACCTGATTTATTATTCCTTGCGTAGTAGGAGATAATTTTAAGAAAGGAATGAATTTTCGGATTCCCCCAATTATCTGGAATTCTCAGATAGAAGTATGGTTTAAATCCAACAATATTACAAACAATATTTTCATTTTCTTTTGTTTTACCATAAATGGTAATTACAAAGCTTTTTCCATATTCATTTTCATTGAGA